AGAGGGTGATTTCTTCGGGCGATTTATGGTTTCGGCAAGGCTCGCCAGGCTGCTTCGAATGCTTCTGGACTTTCCCATTCGTTAGAGATTTCGGCATGGAGCCAGACGCCACCTGGGGTTCCGGCATTGTCTTTTGAGGTGAACAATTTGACGCCTTTTTGCCCTGGGCCACGACTGCAGCGATACCCACGACCCCAAGCGGTTTTGTCTGTGTCGGGTTGTGCAGGGTTGCGGTAGGCGTAGTCATGAAGTTCGCATAGGAGGAGCGCTTCGGAGTTTTCTATGAGCCATGTCCAGGCTTCTTTTGCAGCTGCTCTTCCTGCTCGAGTTGCGGGATAACCCATATCGACGGCATAGCCACTGGCATGAACACTTAGGTTCTTTGACCCGCGCATCGGGCGGTTGACGTACATTCCTAGATTCGTAAATGCCCAACGCCGTTGACATAGATCAAAGAATTTCTTTGTGATTGGTGAGGTGGCTTTGCCATCCCACGAAGGGTAAAAGGGGTATTTGCGAGCGGTCATGGTGCAGGTGGTTCCTTGTCTTTGAGTCCGTTGCCTGCTAACAAACCGATGAGACCGCCTGAAAGGGTAAGCAGCATACTGGAAAGAACGCTCCAGGCTTCGGCGTCATTCGGGGCCTGCTCGAGAGGTTGTGTAACAAATAGAACGCCGTACAAAATTGCCATGACTGAAAATAGAAACGAACAAGTCAGTCCGATCCCTACAACTAGAACGAGCCGCGCTTTGATTTCTGTGTTGGTGTATTTGTTTCTAGACACAACGGCCTCCTGGGTCAATTGTTGAGGTGGTTGTTGTTGGCAAGTCTGTGGTTGTGCGGGTCATGACTTGGTTTTTGGTTCGTGGGCAATTGAGGCGTTCACGGTCTGCGCAAGCAGTAAGCGACCCCAAAAAGACCAATAGAATCAGGCTTTTTCGCATTATGCAGGACCGATGTCCTCAACCATCAGGAATGCAGGGAAGGTTGCGCCAGCAGCAACAATGCCTGTGCCTGCGCTCATTTGGACAGTTCCTACAAAATTAGTTGCGCCTGCGCTAAGAGTCCCAACCCAAACTGCTAGCCCTGTGCGCTCAATGCCAAAACCTGCCGTGTGAAAACTCGATTGACGTTGCGTCCCTGCAAGGTTCGTGCTGCGAATACGAAAAGTAAAATAGCCTGTGCCACCTGAAGGGTTAGGCTCAAAGTAAGTCACTTTGTAGTAACGATTTGCTACGGCTGTAAATGAACTGCCAGTAATTCTTACTTCTTCTGCCGTGATGCTTGTGTCGTTTACAGTGACTTCGTTGTAAGCCATAATGCCACGAGGAAACTGATTTTGTTGTTGGGCGGTCAATACGGCTCCGGCTACGAAGTCCACGTTGGGTGAGATTGCCATGATGTTTCCTTTCTAGAAACTGAGGAGGTTTGTTGTTGAGAGAGTACCGAAAATGGTGTCGTTCAATGTGAAGTATTGGTTGCCGTCTGTCGACTCAAAAGTGTACGAAACAATATGAGAACCTGGAACGATTCGGTGTTCAATTCCAGAAGTGATCAAGGTCTGAGATTCCGATGCAGGTGTTCCAGTCGAGTAATCCTTTTGGACTGTCACGATTGACGTCAGGTCTATTGCAAAGAGGATTGACCATTGCGCAGCTGTTAGCGCTGCCAGTTCGCACGAGACGCCTGTGAACCGGACAACGGGGTTGCGGTATTTGCCCAGGAGGTACGCGCCAAGTCCTGCAACTTCTGTTGTCGTGGAGTTCAGCAAGTTAAGAAGGTTGTAATTTTGCGTCTGATACAGAGCAATTGACGTTGAATCTGAGGAAGTTTGTGCTGCGCCTGCGGGCGACTGCGTCACAATGTAGTTGTAGAGCAGTTCTGATCCGTATTGGTTAACAAGGCTCATGTATGGAATGCCTGTGCCGTTGGTGGTAAACGACGCGCCTGAGACGGGGTTCAGGACAGATGTCCTTCCCTTGAATGTGAGGGTGCCGTCGGCTGCGGTGTAAAGGTAGCCCTGTTCGGAGGTGTTGACCTGCTGAAGGTAGTTGAGGACGTTTGTGTCCTGAGAGACCGTGTAAGCCCCCAAAGTTGACGATCCTGTACCAATAGACCTTGCGCCCTGATATGCAATCTCTGGACGGTCTAGAACGGCGTCTACGCGCAAGCCTGAGGTCTGTGACGAAGGGGTGAACTCGTTGAGTTGCTGATTTGCCAGGGTGCCGAAGGTGTCAACGCATCGAGCGAACATTCTGCCTTGATTGGCGTTCTGGTAATCCAAGTCCCAATCCTCTACGAAGCCTGTGTAAATGGGGGTGCCGTTTGCGTAAATGATGATGGGCGAACGAGGCAACACGAACGGGTAGTAGATCGAGGAGGTGTTGAGCGGGTCAAGGATGCGGGAGTTGTTGTTGAAGACGACTTGTGCGGTTCCTGCGTTGAACTGGTCAAGTTGGCGGTTGCGTCCGCGCTTGATATTGACCGACAGAACCAGCGAGGTCAGGTCTGCGTATGCGAGACCGCCGAGGGTGCCTGTGTTGAGTTTGCCGTAGACGGCGTCGTTAAGTTGAAACGGTTGACCGAATCCTGCTGTTGTCTGGAACCCGACAAGGACTTGGTATGTGGGGACGGTCACAGTGTCGCTGCCGGTGCGAAGACCGCTCCTGAGTTGCGTTGCGCTGCAAGGATGGCGTCGATGATGTCTTGACCAACTGTGGCAGGCGATGAGACGAGTCCTGCGTCCATGTTGATGGTGATGTTGCTAAATGGGCCAATACCGCCAATGCCTGCGTTCTCGAATCCCCCTGCGTTGCCTGACGTGTTGTCAAAGATTGGTGGCGCGCTGCTCTGTGGTTTGCCTGGCGCAGCTGCTGCAACGGTTGGTGCCGATAATGCAGTTGGGATTGCAGGCGCGTTTTTTTGTGATTCTTCAAACGCGCGAACGCTTGACGTTGCTCCGCCACCGCCACCGCCACCGCCAATTTTGGGAACACTGAAACCTTTCCCTGCAAGAGCAGCCCCGACGACGCCTGTGTATTTAATCCAATCTGGAAACTGAAAACTAAAACCGCCAATTGTGTTATTCCAGCCGTCTTTTATTTGATTAAAAACTGCCCCAACAATTGAACCAAGGAATTGAAAATACGGAACCGCAACATTCATGACGTACCATTTAATGGCTCCAAAAATGTCGTCAACAACGGCGCGGAATCCTTCAAACTTTGTGTAAGCAATTGCTAAGGCCGCAACAACAAGACCCACCGCAATAACTATTAAGCCAATTGGGTTAAGAGCCATAGCAATATTGATTGCAACAATTGACGCCGCAACTGCTGCTAATGCTCCTGCAATAATTGTAAAAGTTTGTGGGTTGTCTTGCGCCCATGTAGCAAGCGTCTGCAGGAAAGGCAGTACGGCTTCAACTGCCGGCAAAAGGGCTGCGCCAATTGTTTCTTTGGTTTCGTCAAGTTGAATTTTCATTAACTTAAACTTGCCTGCAGTTGTGTCTGCTGCATCTGATGCTGCCCCGCCAAAGGTCTTGGACATTTTTGCCATGACGTCATCAAGCGATGCGCCGTCTCTAATCATGTCGCGAAGTTCTGGAGAGATTTTGGCAAGGGCAGTTAAGTTTCCTCCGTATGCCTTTTCAAGAGCCCTTGTTGCTGTGTCAAGACTAATGCCTTTGGCTGCGGAAATGTCCATTGCAGCTGCTGCCAATTCCTGCGCCTTGGTGATGTCGCCAGTTGCGCGAACAAGATCACCGAGAGCCGGACGAAGTTCGTCATCTGTTACTCCAAGCAATTTGCCCTGAATGGTAATCCAGTCTTCGTTCATTGCTATTTGGTCGTCGGTTGCGCCTGTGGTACGTTTGATTTGTTCAGCAAGTTTGTCCTGTGCTGCAGCATCGTCAATTGCTCCTTTAATTGCAAAACCAAGTGCAGTTGTTAAACCACCAAGAGCAGCAATTGCAGGCCCGGCTGCCCTCTTAATTGCAAACTGAGCCTTCTGCCCTGAAGTTTCCAAATTCTTAAATTCCTTGACGGCGGACGAAATTCCTCCTCCGTCAAATTCTGTGATAATTGGGATTGCGATTGTCATTTGAGTTCTCTTTCAACGCGGGCTTTGACTTCATTTGTGGCGCGTAAAAGTTCGCCTTCAATCTCGCGACGCTTGCGAAACACGGCAGGCCCAAGAATGCGCGTATGGTTTGGACGCAACTGCCCAAGAGAATCCCCCAGGCGGTTTTGGTTGGCCCGTCCCGCTGCTTCAAAGACTGCTGCTGCGACGTTGGTCTGGGTGATGTAGATCAGCGAAGTTGCCTCTCGAGAAGCGTCCACCTTCAACTTGACTCCAGAGACTGCCTTTGCCACAGAAAACGGAAATATCTTTTTGTTGGCTTGTTCCCATTTGCGAGCCATACCGGACAAAGGAACTTGGGTGTAACTCTTTTGGACTTCCTGAATTGCGGGTTGAGCAATACGGGTTGCGTCCGCCGTGAACTGCTTACGGAGACCAGGCTCAATCTTGTTGAGCGAACGAATAGCGTCACGAACTCCGACGACTTCAATAGATGTCTTTGTGGTCATCGTCTGCTCCTTTGTGCTTTTTGTTGTTCGTTCAACACGTCAACAACCGTGAAGAGGTCTTCTGTGTCGAATGGGATGTTTGGTACCCAGTATCCAGTCGCGACAAGAACCTCGGCTAGTGAGCGTCGGAAACTGCCGCTCCTGTAAAAGACGGTGCATCCTCAGAGACAACGTCAATTGCTTTTGTTTTCTTGATGAATTCGTCAAAGGCGAGCGGCGTAGTGATTCCCGCAGCTCGAGCAGATTCGAATGCAAAGAATGCAAGGTCTTCTGCGCCAATGCCGTTAGCAAGACTGGATGCCTGTCGTTTGAATTTGCGTTCCCATGCCACGACAACGAAGAGATTCGTTTCGCATTCA